TAAATACGCAAAAGCAATATCAGATAGATCTGGTATGGAGTTTCCATATAGGGAGATGGTAAGAGAATGGAATGGATCTTTTGTACATGTATCAGAGTTTGAACCAAAGCAACCACAGTTAGAACCTAAACCAATGAACGGTGATTCTATATCTTTAAGAAATGTCAGACCTGATAGAACAGAGACAGCTGTGCCTAATATATTACCGTTAGACCCATTTACTACGACAAACGGATCTACAACAATATCTGTTAACGAACCAGATCATGGCAGATCTACAGGAGATACCGTGAGATTTAGAAACGCAGGAGTTGTGGGTGGTGTTGCTGCGGCAACGATAAATCTGGCTGCAGGATACACTATTACAAAGACAAATGATGATAATTATACCTTTGCAACATCCACAACATCTAGTATAACTGAGACAGGAGGAGGCGGTTCTGCATCAGCAGGACCTGTAACAGTAACGGCATGATTAAATGGATTAAAAATTTATTTTGTAAGATAATTGGTATTAAACAATGTCAATGTCCAGAGAACATGGATGAACATGTAGAGTATTTTACAAAAGTCCCAGAACCTGAGATTCCAGTTCATAAACCAGAACATTGCTCTGGACACAAAAGATTTAGAAAAAGTTGTCCACTTTGTTTAGAAATAGTCGGAGCTAAATAATGGCTGGATTAAGTGCATCAGGATTAAAAACTCAAATAAAAAGTTATACAGAAACAGATTCAAATGTTTTAACAGACGCTGTTTTAGAAAATATTATATTAAACGCACAATATAGAATATTTAGAGATGTGCCTATCGATGCAGATAGAAAGCAACAAATAGGTAATTTAGTTACAGGTCAAGAAACAATTAATGCTCCAGCGGGAGCTGTTTTTATAAGAGGCATACAGGTATATGATTCAACTTCAGCTACGACTGGTGCTAATGTTTGGTTAGAAAAAAAAGATGTCACATACCTTCAAGAGTATGTTTCATCAACTGAATCTGCCAAAAGAGGTCAACCTAAATATTATGCCATGTTTGGTGGTGCCACAGGAGAATCTGACACTACCTCTGGCAGAATGATGTTTGCCCCTGTCCCTGACACGACTTATAAATTTAGAGTTCATTATAACGCAATGCCTGTTTTATTAGAGGATAATGATACAAATTATATCAGTCTTAATTTTCCAAATGGTCTATTATATTGCTGTCTATCAGAGGCTTATAGCTTTTTAAAAGGCCCGATAGATATGTTGACTTTATATGAAAATAAATATAAACAAGAGGTACAGAAGTTCGCTATAGAACAAACTGGAAGACGAAGACGAGACGACTATACTGATGGGACTATCAGATTTAAAATAGAATCGCCTTCGCCTTAATAGGAGAATAAATTATGGCAATATCATCAGCAATTTGTAATAGTTTTAAACAAGAACTTTTAGTCGGAACACATAATTTTACTGCATCTAGCGGTAATTCATTTAAAATAGCTTTATATACAAGTTCTGCATCTTTGGGTGCTAGCACAACAGCTTTTTCAACTTCAAACGAAATTTCAAATACATCTGGATCTGCATATAGTTCAGGTGGCGCAGCTTTAACAAGCGTTACACCGACATTAGATTCTTCAACTGCAGTTTGTGATTTTGCAGATGTGAGTTTTACATCTGCTTCTTTCACAGCAAACGGTGCGTTAATTTATAATTCTTCACAGTCTAACAAAGCTGTCGCTGTTATCGCTTTCGGTGGTGACAAAACTGTAACTAGTGGTACTTTTACAATACAGTTTCCAACAGCAGACGCAAGCAACGCAATCATACGATTAGCATAAGGAGCTCTTCCTTATGCCAAACACTTGGAATCAATCAGGAACAACCTGGAGCGAAGGTCGTTGGGGCACACAAGAAGCTTTTACATTAGGCTGGGGTGCAAAATCATGGAACGATGGTGAGTGGGGTGAACTCAACGACATAACTTTAACTCTTACAGGTCAGTCTTTAACTTCTAGTATTGGTTCTGTAACTGTATCAGCTGAAATAAATACTGGTTGGGGGCAAGATGGTTGGGGAGTTGAAAATTATGGTGTATCAGGATTAGTAGTAGAACTTGAAGCTCCTGATGGAATTGAGTCTAATTTAGGTGCTAATGGTTGGAGTAATGCATCTTACGGTGAAAATAGTTGGGGGATGTTTACTTTAAATCCTGCTGATGTTATGGGATTAACAGGAGTCTCATCAACATCTACTGTTGGATCTGTTACAGCTAAATCAGACTTTACAGGAACATTAACAGGTCAATCTATAACCTCTGGTGTTGGTTCAATAACACCTGCTGATGTTATGGGATTAACAGGACGATCCATAACTTCTAGTGTTGGTTCAATATCACCTGCTGATGTTATGGGACTAACAGGAGTTTCAGCAACTTTTACTTTAGGCACTGCAGAAATTTCTACAAATCCAATAATCGATGCTCCTAGTTTTGCTATAACTTCTAGTGTTGGTTCAATATCACCTGCTGATGTCATGGGATTAACAGGAGTTTCTGCAACATTTAGTGTGGGATCAATAACACCTGCTGATGTCATGGGATTAACAGGCCAATCTATAACTTCTTCTGTAGCAGGTTTTGGCACAGCTACTGGCTTTGGAATTCAAGCATATTCTAGCGTTGACACGGGATCAAATTCTTCGTATACAGATGTTGCAACAGGATCAAATACAAGTTATACTGACGCTGCATAGGAGATTAAATTTATGGCATCAACATTTACACCTCTAGGTATTGAACTCCAGGCTACTGGTGAAAACGCCGGAACATGGGGAACAAAAACTAATACAAACTTACAACTTATTGAGCAAATAGCTGGTGGTTTTACAACACAAGCCGTATCAGACTCTGGTGATACGACTTTATCAGTATCAGATGGATCAACTGGTGCAACTCTTGCACATAGAATTATTGAATTTACAGGATCACTTACAGGTTCTAGAAACGTAACCATTCCAATAGATGTTCAAGATTTTTATATTTTAAAAAATTCAACAAGTGGATCACAAAACGTAGTATTTAAATATGTATCAGGATCTGGAGATTCTGTAACTGTTGCTCCAGGAGCAGTTAAATTAGTTTATGCAACAGCTAATGACGGAACTAACCCAGATATTGATGATACAGGTTTTATTACAGCTTCATCAACAGATACTTTAACAAACAAAACTTTAACAGCTCCAAAAATTGCAGATGCAGGTTTTATCGCAGATGCAAATGGAAACGAACAAATTATATTTCAAACAACATCCTCAGCAGTAAATGAATTAGAAGTGACTAATGCTGCAACAGGAAACCCACCAATTATTGGTGCGAGTGGAGAAACTAACGTTGATGTTCACATTAAACCAAAAGGAAGTGGAGAAACTAGAATTGGAACTGGTGCTGCTGCAGCCACACTTACAACAGATGGCACTCACGATTTAGTATTAGACACAAACTCTGGAACTAATTCAGGTTCAATTACAATAACTGATGGAGCAGATGGAAATATTAATATTGCACCAAACGGAAATGGTGTAGTTCAAGCAGGTGGTTCAGCGGTTAAAGTCGCTGGTAAAGAAACTATCTGGGTTCCAGCAACTGCTATGTATCCAAACACTACAAATGGATGTGCAGATTTAGCACAAGTTGAATTAGGAAATGGACCTGAAATTAAAACATTAAATTTTGACAAAGACTCTGATGAGTTTGCACAGTTCGCTGTTGCTTTTCCTAAATCATGGAATGAGGGCACAGTGACTTTTCAAGCTTACTTTACAGCAGATTCAACAAACACAGGGACTGTTTCATGGGGACTATCTGGTGTTGCGATTGCAGATAATGATAGTATCAATACAGCTTTTGGTACACAAGTCGCACCGACAGCAAAAGCTCACAGTGGAACAGCAAACGATTTAGATGTCACAGCAGAAAGTGGTGCAGTAACTATTGCAGGTTCACCTAGCACAGATGAAGAGGTGTTCTTTCAAATATCAAGAGATGTATCAGAAGATGACTTAACAGCTGATGCAAAACTATTGGGTATCAAATTATTCTTTACTACTGACGCTGCTAACGACGCATAAGGAAATAGAGTATGAGAGATATTAAAAATAAACTTACATCCGGTAAGAACACTAAAAATACACGAGGAAGAAAAGGCAAATCTTTTGGATACCAAATATTAGGATTTGGTGGTGGAGCACCTTCACCCATATTTACTAGTGCAACTGGTGGATGTGTAACTACTTGTGGAGATTTTAAAATTCACACGTTTACTGGTAATGGTTGTTTTGTAGTCACGGCAGGAAATGGTCCTACCGTAACAGGTGGTGGACCTAATAAAGTAGATTATTTAGTAGTCGCTGGGGGTGGGTCAGGTGGCGGTGACCGTGGCGGCGGCGGCGGAGGCGGAGGAGTAAGATCCTCTTTTCCAACTTGTGGTGGTCATTTAGTTATAACTTCAGGAACTTTTCCTATTACAGTTGGGGGTGGTGGAGCTGGAGCCAGTGATAACCAAACAGGAAACAAAGGTGGTGATTCAGTATTTTCAAATATAACTTCTACAGGTGGTGGTAAAGGGGGATCATCTCCCTCTGCTAATAGTTCAGGAGGATCTGGTGGATCAGGCGGCGGCGGATCCGGACCTGGCGGTGGCCCAGGACCAGGTAATAACCCACCTACTTCAGATCCTGCAACACCCTCTCAAGGTAATAATGGCGGTAGCAATCCTGGTCCATTGCCAGGCTTACAACAAGGTGGCGGCGGAGGCGGTGGGTCCGGTAACTCTGGTGGAAATGGTGGGCCAAGTAATGGTGGTAACGGTGGTAATGGAACTCAATTCCCAACTGGTATAGCTGTTCCAAGTTTAGGATCTTCTAGAACTTTTGCAGGTGGTGGCGGAGGTGGTAGAGATGGTAGAACAGGTGGATCTTCGGGAAGTGGTGGAAACGGTGGTGCTAGTGGTGGACAAAGTGGAAATAGTCCAGGGAGTGGTACAGGGAGTGCACCTGCAAACAGTGGAAGTGGAACTGGCGGAAGAGGAGTTGACCCTAACGCAGGGACTTCTGGAACAGGAGGATCTGGAGCAGTTGTAATAAGATACAAATTCCAGTAATATAAAGTATGGCGCATTTTGCAAAAATAGATCCTGATACAAATTTAGTTTTAACAGTCAACACTGTTAATAACTCAGATTGTGTTGATTCAAATGGTGTTGAACAAGAATCTATTGGTCAAGCTTTTTTAGAAAAAAATGGTAACTGG